CCGGCGCGCCGGAGGTGCCGCCGCCCGGCGTCTTCTGCGGCACCGCCAGGCCGAGCGCCTGCGCGTACTCGGGCTGGCCGGGCTCGACGGCGAGCTTGACCACGTTGCGCAGCTCGCCCTTAGCGTCTTTCTCGACGTCGATGCGGCCGACGAACTCGATGCCGTCCAGCTCATGGAAGCCCTGGATGCGGCGCGCGGCGGCCGCCTGCGGGCCCATGTCCTGCGGGTGGACGTTGCGCGCGGAATTGAGCACTGCACGGATGAAGGTGCGGCCCATCTGCCCCCAGGTCGGGCCCTTGGGGCTGTGCAGGCCTACGTTCGACCAGAGCTTGCGCTTCGCGTACTCGCCCTCCAGCACAACGAACTCGCAGGCGAGGTAGACCGAGCCGGTCTCGAAACTCTGCGTCGCGTAGCCGCCAACCCAGCCCTGGTCCGGGTCGTCGTAGCCGCCCGGTTTGATGGTCATGCGTAGGCGGGCGATAGTGCCCTTGGGGATGAGATCGAAGTCCTGCTGCTGTTCGGCGTCGTTGAAATCGTTCCAGGTGGTCATGGCCTACTCCTGCGGGGATGCGGTTGTTTGGGTGGCGGCGGCCGGGCGCGTGAAATCGAGACGCTCGGGAGCGGGGCGGGCGGCGCTGGCGATCTTCTGCATCAGGCGGCCGAGGTGCGGCTCCTCGACGAGATCGAGACGGCCGGAGCGATCTTTGGCGGGATAGCCCCAGGGATTGAGCGTGTGGCAGACGAAGGCCCGATAGCCCGTGCCGTCCTCGGCTTTCAGCTCGGCGAGCGTGATGACCTCGTCGACGATGCCTGGCAGTTCCAGGCCGGTCTTGGAACCGTCGATCTGCAACTGGTGGATGCGGCGGTTGTAGTCGTCGACTTTTTCCTCGAGGATGCCGACGAACCAGACATTCCGGCCGCGCGCGTGCTGCAGGTGCGTGAGCCAAGCGATCATCTCTTGGCCGAGCAGCCCGTAGGCGCCGCGACTGTCCGGTTTGCCGGTCTTCTCCGAGTAGGCCTGCGGCTGGCCCTTACACCACTGAAGACACAGGCGCCCCGCGACCGTGATCGAGTCGACGAAGATGGTCTGGTACTTGGCGAGCTGGGCCGGATCGCCGTAGCGCGCGCAGACTGCGTCGTAATGCGCCTGGCTGAACGACTGGTCGTCGCGCAGCGCCGGGTTTGGGCCGCCGACGAACACGGCAACGTCACAGCATTCCTTCCAGGTGCGCGGACGGACGGTGTCGCCGGCCCAGCCCTCGACGGCCAAGTCACCGGCCTCCAGGTCCATGAACAGAGTCGACTCGGCATCAAGCGCCCACAGCTGAGAGGTCTTGCCGATGCCGGCCTTGCCGACCAGCACGCCCTTGACGCCGCGCCGCTCGGCCAGCCGCTGATCAGCGGTGATGATCGGGAGCGCCATCACGCCACCTCCTTCAGCTGCACGGCGACCGCCGGATTCCAGAGGATTTGATAGCCAGAGTGACCATTGCGCGAGTACGGCATCGCTTCGGCCCAAGCCTCGCCGGCCTCGGTCAGCTCCCATTCGTCGCGGTCGTTGCGCACCTGCAACCCGTGACCCGCGAGACGCTGGTTGGCGGCCTTTGCCGAGATGCCCAGCAGCTGGCCGACCTGCGTGGCGTTGAGCGAACAGATCGGGGCATCGGCAGCCGGCAGTGCGCGGCGCAGCGTGTCGACCGTGATGCCGGTGTTCTCGTGAATACAGGTCAGCGTTGCAGCCATCGCAATGCCGGCCTTGACGCCAGGTACCTTTGCCACGGCCTCGCCGATCAGCAGGATCGAGGAAACGCGGTCCTGGGTCGGCGCGGGGAGTGCAGCCACGGCGTTCGGCATCGCATAGGTGCCGGTCTTGCGGATGGAAGGAATGACCTCGTGCGTGATCCAGCGCTTGAAGCGCTTGGCGTCGGGCTTGCGGCTCCTGAGGATCGCCGAGTAGAGACCGGACTCGTTGATGACCAGCATCTCTTGATCGCCGGAGGGGGTACGCACGATCTGCGTACCCTTCTCGTCGTCATCGAGCGAGCGGGTCATGTCGCTGGCCATGCGGTATTCGAGGGACTGGGCGATGTCGGCCGCGACAAACCACGGCTCGCCCTGGGCATCGGTGACCACGCGGACCGGCCGGCCCTCGAAGTCGAACGGGATCAGTTGGGGGTTCATCGATCAGTTCTCCGAAACGAGGGCCAGCCGGAACGACGGCTTGCCGGGCTTGACGGTGCGTGCGGCCTCGAACTGCGCGCGCAGCGCCGGGGGCCAGTTGTTGAAGCGCGATTCCGACACGCCGTACTCGACGTCGACGTAGTCCTCGACGTTGTCGCCGGCGGCGGCGATGCGCTGGGCGATCGCAGCCAGTTGCGCCTGATCCCACGACACGCGTTTGGGTTGGTCGACGGTCACGCGCAGCGGGCCGTCCGAGAGGTGGATGACGCCAAAGTCCTTGCCGGCGTCGAGGCGCACGGCGCGGGCCTGCTCGCCGTAGGCGGCATCAAGTGCCGCGTCGAACTTGGCGCGCGCCTTCTTCAGCCAGTCGAGGGCTTCGTCGAGATTGCGGCTGAGTTCCTGCTTCTGGGCCGGGGAAAGCGCGGCCAGCTGGCTCACCGAGAGATCGGCGAGGTCGGTGGGGAAGATCGTGAGTTCGCTCATCGCCGCCCCCCTCACACATGGACCCGCACCGAGGTCGAGTAGCGCGAGACGCGCCGCTCGAAGGCCTCGACTTCGGAGATCAGGTAGGTGACACGGGCGCCGAGCTTGCAGAAGACCGGGCCGAGCTGTTCCTGGCGCCAGCGGCGCAGGGTCTTGACCGAGAGGCCCCAGCGGGCCGCGAGCTCGTTTTCGTCGAGGGCGATGCGGACGGTGCCGCCGGGATTTTGTCGGTCGGAGATTCGACCGATTTGTGCTGCAGACAGTCGGGTTTGCATTTCGATGTGCCTCCTAGATGAAATGGGCACATCGAAGTCTCCGCACGGGTTTATGGCCCGTGTGCGGTTCGATTTATGGGCGCATTTATGGGTTGCGCCGCACCCGGTATTTGCCGCGCTTGACCAAGTCGATCACGTCCTCGCGCTCGGCCTTGCCACCGAAGGCGTCATCGAATGACTGGTAGCCGGTGCTGGCAATTCGGTTGACCTCGGCCCAGGACATCTCGGGAGCAACTTCACCTTCTACGCCCCACATCTGCTTGATGATCTTGGCGCGTTCCGCCGACAGCTCACGCGACGCCGAGAAGTGCGGCAGCTTGAAGCGTGTGCCACGGAGGAACTGCTCGGGTTCCGGCGCCCCGGTTGGCGTGACATAGCCGCGCAACACACGGTCGAATGCGCTCGCGTCGAAGACTTCTTTACTTTCGTCCACACGAACGAATTCATGGAGAGATCGCATTGCGTGATCACGTGGCAGCGTGGCTGTCGATGGGGGCTGCAGCCCGAGCACGACACCGCTGCGCGGCCAGATCGCATCAACGAGCGCCGTCGTCACCTCGCTCTCTGGCGCGCGCTTCCAAGCCCGCGCCACGAATACCGGAGCGAAGTGGTGCGTGCCAGCGACGCGCACGTCGCCAAGGTGCCACAGGTGATCAGGCACGCGGACACGACCGGTGGAGCGCCGACGATCTTCGATGCCGATCAACGTAACCAAGTCGTCAAGCCATGTGTCCACCTGGAGCATGTAGAGCGCAATCTCGGTCAATGGCCCAGTGACCATCCTGCCGCGCTGTTGCGGACTGTGATAGCGGTAGACCGCAACGTCCTGGTCGACTTCGACCTCGACCTCTTGCTGTGAATCGAGGAACGGCACCATCACGTGGGTGAGGTGCCCGCTCTCGGTGATCCAGCGCCGACGCAGAAATTCCGGCCTGCATCGGCCAAGCACGCCAGACATGACGTGTGTATCGAGCCGTTGCAGCCGATCCAGCGCGGCGAAGAACTGAAGATGAGCTGACATCGCCTACACTCCTTCAGAACTCGCGGAGAACGCCGATGCGAGTGAGCTGCTCCAGCACACGCTTGCGGTCGTCTTCGGTCTTGCTCTTATCGTTCAGACCATTTGGTGCGGTTATCTGGACGGCGACGTTATGCGCCTTGCGGTGCGGTTGTTTGGCCATCCGGAACACGAGCTTCACCTGTACCAGCGTGTACCCGGTCAGGTCATCAACACCGTAGTCGTCGTAGGCGACCTGATAAATGTTGCGGGCGTCACGCCGATCCTTGCCGATGAGCATCGTGCTCGACAGATGTTGCACGAGGTCGCGTCCATTGGCCTCGTCGGAGGTTGTCTGCTCGAACGGGCGTGCGACCTTGATCTGGAGGATCGTGATCTTTTCGACCCCGGCTACGCGGTCGCGCTCCAGACGCTTGAGCATCTCGGGCGTCGAGAAGCCGAAAATGTCGAACTCGCGCATTGGCATGTCGTCGATGCCGTCCTCGCAGGCGAGTGCGACGTCGCGGAAGACAGTGGCCAGCGCGCGGCGGGTTTCGCGGTCTTCGCAAAACACGCTGAGCGCGCCGGTCTCCGGCTCCCACGAGAAGCAGGCCGACATCGCGGCTGGCACTTCATGGTCTTCTACCTCACCGTCGTTGACCTGCTGGTAGTGCGCCGTCGAGCCATTGAACGTCGCGGTCAGGGTATGCAGGAGCACGGAATCGGCTTCATCGGCATCCTGGCCACTGCTGCGGTCGGCGTGGGTCAGATCGCGCCGCGTGAATTGCTCGATGAGGATCTGGTCGGGCGGCACCTGCGGAAACAGCGCGGCGATGCGTGTGCGCAGGGCGTCCTCGACATCGGGGCCAGCCTGCGGCACTACGCCTTTGGGCCCAAGGTAGTGGCTGGAGTAGTTCTCGCTCTTCCACTGCCGGTGCATCACCTGCAAGCGTTCGGCATGGTCAAAGCGCGAATCGGGCTTGGCCCCGTTCTCGGGGAAGTCTTGCAACAGGTACAAGTAGAGCGCGCGACTGTAGCGGTCGGTGGGTATCGCAAGGACATCAGCGTCACCGTGTTCGTCGAGCAGAGACTGGACAGCCTGGTAGCCGTAC